AGGAGTGTTAGGACTAGATGAAGAAACAGTTTTTACTCCTGCATTACAAGAAAAAATAGCTAGGCTTGCCCTTAAAGAATCTGGCTACAACGCTTTTGTAGAAGGTAATAAAACTCAAGAAGAACTTTTAAAAGGCATTGCAATCAGATGGGCATCCGTAGCAGATACATCAGGTAAAAACCCATCAGGACAGCCTATTGCTACAACAGCAAATATGTTACTGCCTTTAATTAATGATGTAAAAATTAATGCTGATGGACGAATTATAAAAGTTACAGAATTAAGAGAGAAATAAAAGTATGGCATACAGTTACGGTGGTTGGCAAGATGAGTTTAAAGGGTTAACCAAAGAAACAGACTTTCGGGGATCGGCTCCTTCTGGCTTTAACGAGGAAGAAGAAGTACAAGATATACGTCCTCCGATGCGACCTAGAAATACTTTTGCGCCTCCTAAAAGACCTACACCAGGATTAGGGGCAAAAGATGAAACCGTAGATGATACAGAACAAAGTGATGATAGCATTACTGGTGTATTTAAAAACATTATGAATAACACAGATCCTCTTGTTGCACCCTCTGCTTCTAACTTGTCTACAGAACGACAAACTCAATTATATTTAGCACAAAAAGAAAAAAGAAATAAAAACACTGCATCTTACTTAGATAACTTGTCGCAAAGTTATGTTCCGTTAGAAATGAAATCAGATCAAGAGCCAGAGACTTTTTTGGTATCGGACTACTATAATACTTTAGTTAACGATCTGTTAATAAAACAAAGTAGTATAGATGTTACGTCTAGCGCATCAGCAGATGAATACTTTGACCTAGATAAACAAATAGGCGAATTATATAAGAAAGTAAACGATGCCAGAAAAGAGGAAGAGCTTCAACGAGCATCAGGAGAGATACCTAAAAAAGTAAGGTCTGATTTTAAACTGGATTTAAAAACAGGTCGTAAGTATGACGCTTCATTTGGTGGCATAAAAAAACTATCAAGAAACGTAGAGGGATTGTTAAGAACTAAAAGTTTTGTAGATAGGGAAGGTAAATATTATGGGCGTGAGCTTGGAGAGTATGATGCATCTGTTCCATATGGATTAGATATGCCAACCCGTATTAAGTTAGGAGCTTTGCCTCCTTTATCTGATGACCTAGATCCTGTTACAGGAAAGTATGTTGGTGGTAAACCTACCTCTGGATATGTAATATTAAACGATCAAGACGAGGTGATATGGAGCCAAAAAGAAGGTCTTGTTGAAGATACACTTAAAGAATATTTAGTAGAGTTAGTAGGAGAACCTACTATTAATTTGATAAATCAAGTTGCTAATATCTTTAGTGTGGCGGCTAAAAGAAAAGAAGACTTTGATAAGTTACAAGGAATGTTAGGTCCAGAAGTGGATTTAGAATTAGTTATGAGAAACATAGAAGACAGAAAAACTAGTTTAGCAGGATTATACTAAATGGGGTTTCCTTTAGAATTAATAACTATGTTAGGTTCTACTTTATTAGGTGGTGTGATGTCCATTTGGGGACAATCCATGAAAGCCAAAGCAGAACAAAACAAAATGCTTCTACAACGTGCGGAGTTTAGGGCAGGAGCCGTAAAGGACGCTAGAGAATATGGAAGTAAAGACAAACACTTTGCGTGGACACGAAGACTTATTGCATTAGGAGCAGTTGGTGCTATAATAGTGTTACCTAAAGTAGCGGCAGTATGGTATCCTGAAATTGGAGTAGTTGTAGGATACACTGAAATACAAGGAGGTTTCTTTAACTGGTTGTTTGGACCAGGGGAAGCTGTTGTATGGAAAGCCGCACGAGGTTTCGTAATCACTCCACTCGACACACATATCGTTTCAGCCATAGTAGGATTATACTTTGGCGCAGGTTTTACTAAGTAAGGTACACATAAAATGGCAGAACTAATACAAGGTCCAATACCAGGACAATCTTTAACTGATTTACCTAAAAACTCCCCGTGGGAAAATCCTTCAGAGATAGCTGAAGTAGGTGATGTAGCTAAACACTACATTGAACGCCTAGCGAATGATGATGTTATGGATGATCTTACAATAGTGTTTAAGCTAGGTGGCGATTTAAAAACTGTAACGGACACTATTATGATGACAGGAGCTATGAACGGGGTGCATACCGTTGATGCAGGAATGTTAGCTGGTCCTGTAGTTGCTAGATTTATTAAATTAGCGATGGAATCATATGGTATTGAAACTCCAGAAACAGGTGTGTCCCCAGAAGAAAAAGCTGAAGCAAAAGAATACGCTAGGGTTTTAAAACTAGTTCATATGGCACGAGAAAAAGAAGAAAATGAAAGAGGTGACGCAGGAGATGAGTTGCTTGCAGAAATGAGTAGTGCAATAGAAACTATGCCAGAAACACAAGAGGTAGAAGAAATAACAATAGAACCAGAAAGTAGTGATACTGGTGAGGGTCTTATGTCACGAGGAGTAGTATAATGGTAGTTGTAAGAAGCGGTCCTGATTGGGAAACATTTGCAACCGCATTTTTAAAAGACACTGCAGGGTATATCAATGAGGACAAAGACAGAGCTTCCGCATATAGAGACAAGTTAAAAGAAGATGCAGAAGATGGTAAGAAAGTTGCGATTAAAAGAGACTTAGCAGCTAAAAACTTAACGCAGTTAACTAAGTTAGCTGAAGGTTTAGGCGCATCTCCAGGAATGATTATCTCTGCACTTAGTACTCCTAATGGTTCTGGTCTAAAAGAACTAACAACAAAATTACAAGCATATAAGCAAGAATATCTTCAAGCAGGAAGAACATTTACTCCAGACATAGTACGAGCTAGGATACAAGTAGACGATATGTTTAAAGATCTGGAAGAACCAGAAGGTGGTTACAAAACACTAATTGATAAATACTTTGGTATGGGTGCAGGAGAGATAGGAGACTATCAAGTTGAGAATCAAACTTGGTTCCACAAAGCATTAGGACGAAACGCTAAAGACTACATTAGGCAAGAGCTAGATGCCGAAAAAGGATACCAAGGAATTAGTACTTACGATTTAGCTCGTTTAGATCAAACGCCAGACTATGACATCGGTGATGATCCACAAGGGTATTTAACTTATACGCCATCAAATTTGTTTACTTCTGCTAAATTTACAAAAGCGCAAACTGGAATGACCCAAGCGTTGACTGCAATAGGTAAAACAGCTGAATATATTAGATATGAAAAATATTTAGCAGACCCTACAGTAGATCCTATAGTAATACAAGAGTTAGCTAAATTAACGGAAGCAGGTCTACTTAAAACAGATAGCAAATATATTGAAAACTCTCAAAAAATAAAACAAGATTCTAGGGATAGAAGTAACGCAATTTTACAAAGTTTCCACAGATCCGCAATGACCCCCACAATGACATCTCTTATAGATGAATTTGGTATAAATGAAGTATTTAGGATACCTAAAATAGATGATTATTTAAATGGTCTAGGAGGGGATGGTTATGCCGATTATCTGAAGGGTCTTGCAGCAGGTGAAAGTACAGGTGTTGATAATGTAAAAACAAAAGCTAAGGTTGCTACTGTTACAGGTTCTTCTGATGATAAACTTCCTTTTATCCCCCTTGATCAAAGACCGCAACTAAGACCTAATATGAGTGGTATACCAGCAAAAGGCGATTTTGATGGAAGTATATCCCAAATAAAAGTAGAAAAATTTAACTTAACTCCTTTTGCATATTTGTATGATGGCAACGACCAACTTAATGATGGAATATCTATTAGTAAAAATAATAACACATACACTATAACAGGGGTTATTCCACAAAACCGTTTTAATGCAAAAAATAAAATTATTGCTAGAGCAGGAAATAAAGTAACATATACATTTGAAACAAATGATGATGGAACCGAAATATTAAGTTTAAAAATAGACGATATAAATGTACCTACTGCTGATATAAATAAATTCTTACAAGAAATGCCTTTAAATATTCAAGGAAAAGTGTCTGATGTTGAGACAATAGACGACAAAGAAGATCCCAATACTGGTGGAGCAAAAGGATACAAAGGATCAGCAGACCCTAGTAAAAATCCTTATTTACGAAAAAGCTCTTTAGAAGATAATATAATTCCTTCTTTCTTTAAAAAGTATATGGGTATGAGTGCTACAGCAGCAACTAAAGAAAATATTAATGATGAATTAACTACTGTAGCACAAATTGATGAATCGCTTCTTCCTACAGATGATGCGCCTATATCTTCGACCCGTACTATTGATGATGACCTTAGAAGGGATATGGCTAGAAAGCCAGCAGAAGAAGCTAATTTAAATTTAGCTAAACTAATTGCCGCTGTAAAAGCAGGCAATTTAGAAGAAGCAAATATACTTGCTCAACAGATTGAAGAATCTCGTGATGAAACTACTGATGTTACTCCTGCACCTAGAGGGTTTAAACCTACATCAATAATAGACAATCCATTTATGACTGATGCACAAAAAGAAAGGTTACTAAAACAACAAGAGCCAGCTAGATCTGATACACAAATAGAACAAGAAGAAGTTTCTCGCATCTTAAAAGCTCAAGAGTTAGCAATAGAAGAAGCAATTAAAGAAAAACGACTAGATCTTAGAAAAGCAGAAGATCTTGAAGTTGTAAAACGAGGTCTTGCAGGGAAAGTGTTGCGACCAGCAGAGATTATGAAGTATGATCTGTATACTGATATGTCTATGCTTCTTGAAGAACCCATTGATGAAACTTTAGACTTTACTACTCAACCCGTTATAAGTGACGATGTTGTTAGTAGTGTAATATCTGGTCAAGGTGCAGTGGATGTTGAAACATCCGTTCCTACTTTTGAAGAAAAAAATATTGCATTAATGTCTAAACCTTCTATTGAAGTATCAGAGGAGGATGAAATAGTAAGACCTGTTGCTCCAAAGGCATTAGGCGCAAAACCTAATATTGATGTTCTTCCTACTGGCACAGATGAAGATCCACAGATTTCTATGGTTGTAGATAAAGTAATAGAGGCTGTTCCAAAGAAAAGCACACTAGGAAGAGTTGCTCCTAACAAGTTAAAAGTAACAAATTCACAACTCCGTAATGCTATTGTAAAGGCATTAGGTGGTAATAATAAACTACCTAAAGACAGAAAAGAACAAAAAACTCTAATAGATAAAATTGCTACAGCATATATTAGTAAACGTAAAGAAGAGGCAACTCAATAATGGCAGAGTGGAGTGAATTATTCGGAGAAGATATTGTTTCTACAGACACAAAGCCTCCTTCATCACAAGGAATGTCTAAGTGGAATGAATTATTTTCAAGCGGCACAGGTGTAAAACAAGATGTAACAAACCCTTATACGTCTACGATAGGCAGAACTAGAGCAGCTAAACTAGAGGATGCTATAGATTTTGGTGGTGATTTAACTAAAGATGATTTAAAAAAAGAAGAAAACGCCAATAAGATCCGACAGTACATGATTGCAAGGCATGGGGAACGGTTTGGTTTTGGAAGAGCAAACAAAATATCTGATGATGAAGTAGTTGAACAATTTGTTGAGCATATGAGATATTTTACTTCTAACACTATGTATACTGGTGGTGAATTAAACTGGATGAAAAGAGAAGCTACAGAAGATCAAAAGGCAATGGCTTCGGAAGCATATGGTTTGTATGATCAACTAGGTAACGTCTTTACTACTGGGGATTTAGGAGACAGAGCAAGTGGTATATTAGATTATATACTTTCTTCCGCAACCGATATAACTAATTATGTTGGTTTGGCAACAGGTGGCTACGCTAAAATGGCTACTTTTGCAGGACAATCCGCTGCGAAGAAACAAGTACGAGCCGCTATGTTGCAAGCAGGAAAAGATGCTTTGCTAAAAAAAGGTTCAAAAAAACAAGTACAAAAAGCAGTAGATACAGCAAAAAATGAAGCCGCATCTAAATTAACTTTAAAGTTCGCTAACTCTAAGCCAGGACAAGAGTTAATAAAAAAAGCCGCAAAAGATGCAGCAACAAGTGAATCTATTAAAATTAGAATGGCTGCACGAGAAAGTTTTAAAAGAAATAAAATAAATGAAGCAGTCCGTAAGTCTTTGATTGCAACAGGAGCAATAGATGGTGTTTTAGCTGTTGGTCAAGATATAGCGTATCAAGAAAGTATGATGGAATCAGGATACCAACCTGACTTTAATGAATTTCAAGCTGGGGCTAGTTTATTCTTAGGTGGTGTTGGTGCAGGAGGACAATACCTATTTCAAAAAACAGGAAAAGCACTAGGTGGAAACACACAAGCCAAATTAAAAACAAGAATAAGAAATGTAGAAAAAAGATTTGGAGATAGAAACTTAGTTCTTTCTTTAAACTGGAAAAATAAAGAAGAAGCCGACAGGGTTATTAGTGACAATATAAATAAGTCTGTTGATGCGTGGCGAAAGAAATGGCAGTCTTGGGAAGCTAAAAAAATAAAACCTAAAGGGACAGACAGATCACAAATAGGACCAGACTTATTGAACTACCTTATACATGGAGGAGACAGAAAAGGTGGTTTAGTTCAAGTATACTTTAAACATACTGGGGGAATTAAACTCCATAAAGATGAAAAGATTACTGATGTATTAACTATGATGACACAGTTCTTAACAGATGCAAATGCTAAGAAAATAGCTAAAAAAATTAATGAAGTTAATCCTAATATTGATTTTGGAGATTATACTAATACTAAACTTTTAAGAACAACAATAGGACAAGTAATCTCTGGAGATGTATCTGGTGCGGGTAAAGCTCTAAATGCGGCATCCCAAGGACGTAAAGCATTAAACGCGGCGATAACAGCATCCGAAATGACTATGAATGCAACAGTAAGAGCCATAGACGATAAACAAATTTTAGATTGGACACCAAAAACTTCTTACAAAAAAGGGCAAAGAATAATTAAAGATGGTAAAGTCTATACTGTAAAAACAGACCACGTATCAGACAGAACTTTTGACAGTCCAAAATTTGATTTTATTGAAGATCCAGACTACGTAGGGTATGGTGTAAACTTATGGAGAAGGCTACTAGTTTCTTTACCTGAAACCACTGCATTAAACTTAAAGGGTTTTGCCTCAATTTATACAGGTAATACAGTAGCGGAACTTTTATCTGGTACACAATATGCTGTGGCGGCAATGAACCCTCTGCTAACTAAAAGTGAACGCAAGGAAATGTTGCGTATGAAAAACATATTCTTTCAGACACAACAAAAAAAGTTAGAAAGTTTATTCAATCCATATGATACGTTTGAAACTTTTGAAACAGTCTTAGAAAATAATAAAGACGCTCGTAAAATTCTTACTGAAGCATACTATATGGGGGTTGAAAAGTCAGGTATTCGACACGGGTTTGATCCTGAAGGACAAACATTTAAAACCATAGAGAAAATTTCTCAAACAGCAAGTGCTGCGTCAGGAGTAAAACTACAAGACTTATTTACTAAGTCCCAATTCTTTGTGCCTGAACTTGATAAATTTCTTAAAATGAAACACAACAAAAGTTTAGATGAGGTAATAGACTCAGGAGATTATTCTTTAATTGACGGAGAATCTCTGGCTTATGCAGTTGAAGGAACACAAAAGGCAGTGTTTTCAAAAGATTATACTACCGAAGCTACAAATAAATCCTTAGCTCGTATTGCAAAAGTAGTCGAAGATATATCTAAAGCCTTTCCGTTTAACTTTATGTTGCCCTTTGGAAGATTTATGAACTCTGTAATTGCGACAGCACATCAGTGGGGTCCATCTGGTTTAATAGAAAGTGGTGCTGTTGAAGCAGTACGTAAAGCAAAACAAGTTGGGGGTGGGAAGGTAGCTCCTCGTTCTATATTAGAAATGGCAAACGCACAGTCTGACTTTAACAAAGCATTAGTTGGAACAGGTGCTATCGTTGCAGTAACTAAATATCAATTTGCTAAAAATCAAGAGCTAGGAACTTTTGAAACTGAGGGACCAGGAGGAGTAGTAATTGATCAACAAAACAATTATCCTTTCTCTTTATTATTAGCTACAGGAGACTGGATAAAGAGTAAAATTGTTAACTCAGAAGATTACGATGAAAGAACAAAAGAGTGGAATTTTAAAAATGCTGCAGCTACAGGCAGAGATATTATTATTAGTGGTGGTGATCCTGAAGCATTTGAAAATGTATGGACTCAACTAGGTATTGGTCAAAGTATTACTAATAATCAATTTGCTAATGATCTAAGATCAATCGTAGATAGTCTTTTTGGAGGAAGAGAAGGGCAGAAAAAAGATACTATAGATCAATTTATTAAAACAGGAGCATTATTATTTGCTGGTGCAACTCGTCCCTTTGGTATGCTCAACGACATGACGGGTATGATAATGGGTTATGATACCGCTAAAGATCCTAGACAAACAATAGGGGCAGGAGAAGTTCTGACTGAAAGTTCGACACGTTACACAGGACATATACTTCGTGCTGTTAATGAAAAGATAGGACAAGTGCTTTATGGAGAAGATAAAGCTAAACTTATAACGGAGGCTCTTACGGCAGAAGATCTTGTAACTGCACGCAGAGGCGGTAGAATATCTAATACCGCTAATCCTTTTGCTAAAATATTAGGTGTTCGTATGAAGCAAGGTAAAACGAATACAGAAGGTCTTATGGCAGTGTTAGGTAAAAATGATTGGCAACTGGATCGTAGAAGCAATCAACCAGGATTAGATGCCGCATATGCTAAGTTTATGGAACCTATATTAGCTAAACAATCCGCAGTTCTTCTTAACGATAAAAAATTTATGTCATATAGCGCACAAGAAAAACGTGCTGTTTTTGAAGAGTTATTAATACAAATTAGACAGGATGTACAAAACATACTTGAAGAAGTAGCTCTTGTTGACGACAATGTAGCTAACGGAAAAGCACAACGGACTTTTTCAAATTATCCTGAACCAATAAGAAGAGCCGCAATAAACTGGATGAAAAAACAAACAGATGCAGATGGAAATCCTTTAGAAACAGACGTAAAACGCATGACTATTCAGGAAATACTTAAATTGTTGCAGTATAGTGAATTAATAAAACAACAAATTAGACTAACCGCTAAAGGTTTTAAAGCAGAATTTATAAATTAATAAACTACGATTTAATACCGTGTATCTCTACACATCGTTTTGTCCACAGCTCTGTCTCCACTAAATGAAGTAGAGCGTTTTCTAGCTCTAAGTTAGTGTGAAGGTTATCTTGCAATAGTTTCTGTAAGGGCTTCATCAAATCGTTAAATTCATTCTGAAACTTTTTTCTTTTTCTGTTTATGTGTGCGTTAGCTTCTTGTTGTAGTCTCATGTTGCTCCAAGCGTTAAGTTGCCCTCTTTTAAATAGTCTAATGCCTTTGTTACCCCTTTTACATCATCCCCCAATAAACCAATAGCTAAATTGCAGTGATCACATAGCCAACCCCTAAACACCCTCGTTTCATGGCAATGATCTAAGACAAACCTCTTAGGGGGTACTTTCCCACAACAATCACACTTCTCAGGTTTTTCAGGAGCAGTTTTTCTTATTTCTTCAACTATTTTGGCGTTTTCAGAAATACACCTTCTACACCTGTTATCTAAGTTATCTGCATTTCTTTTGTAAGGAGGAAAAGCGGATACGTGCTTCTCTAAATTGCAGTCAATGCATACCTTAGATTCACCTTCTTTAATCTGTAGTTCTTCTTTGTTGAACAACTCTAGTTGCACTACACTATCTCTTCCTTAAACTTGTCCATAGGAAGTAAATCTTTTATTTCCATTACGTAATTATCTTTCTTATACGTTAGATTATTTGTACCGACGACTGAACCTGCTTTAATGTACGTCGAATCCTCTAAGAACCTTCTCTTATTGTACCCTCCCAAAACATATACCGTGCCTAAGTCACTAAGTACTTGAGTGAATAAAAGATAGTCGCAATCTTGCGTTGCATTATATCCAAATATAGTACAATCATAATAATCTTTTGGTTTATATTTGACGCGCTTGGTCTTCACATCGACTGTCTTTCCTGAGTCCATCATAATGTCATAGTCGTAAGTGTTGTGAAATTCTCCTCCTATAACCTTCTGTGCAGCAATCTCTCCAAGAAACGCAACTAAATTACGATCTCCCTTCATCATGCTTCCCTTTAGTTCTCCCATCTCTGCGGCTTTTTTCTTTGCTTCTTCTAGCATGGTGTCTGTTACAGGTACTTCAATCATTAAACATCCTTCACGTTAAATCTACAATTTCACAGACATCACCACTACAAGCTAGTGTCTGCATACCAACAGTATTATCTTCCTTTTCATAAGAGGATAATTTTTCCCAATCTATCTTTTTAGGAAAATCTTTTAGTAACGCTTTGTACTCATCTCTATTGCAATCTTGGTAAGGAGCTTGCTGATAGGTATGATCAGAGTGTGGCAGAAAAGACACACCCGTCATCTCATCAAAATTCTTATACACAAAAGCACCAACTTCCATCCACTCGTTATCTTTTACTGTAATAGTCACAGATGGTTTATGCTCACACCAATGTAATTGATAGAGTAACCACATTTCTAGCTGTTCAATAGCTGTCATGTCGTTTCGAGTAACTGCATTTTTGGGTGCAGCAATAGGAAATGTAAACACAGTTGTTGTGTCTGGTTTCATTACACAAGGTTCCGCAGGAATACCTTGGTCAACCATGAACTGTGTAATGGGATCTTTGTTATCTCCCCTTACTGTTCTGTAATAATAATGACTATGTCTTGCGTGGATACCACTTGCACTATCAACTAACTGTGACACAGTCCCAGATGGCTTGACACACGTAATAGCTGTTGATTGTTCGACACCTATTCTCTCTGCCCACTCCTTATTTGTTTCAATAGCAATATGCCTAAGATGCTGTAGTGTCTGTGGCAACCCTTTATTCCTCGTCGTAAGTAATGGATTGTCCATTATGCCTGTCAGGGATACCCCAAGCAATCGCTCTTTTTCTGTATTGTTTTGCCAAACCTTCCTTAGATACGGAAACTTAGTCAAACTTGATTGTATTGTGCCTAGTATTGTAGCTAGTTTTACTTTCCTAGATAGACTTTTAATGTCATCGGTATCCCTGACAACTATTTCTGATAAGTTACAAAATTGATACGGCAATAAGCTGATCTCGCTGCATGGGTTGCACCCAAATTCTTCATCGTGTTTTCGTCTGCCATTCTTAGCCGCTTGTTTTTGTGCCGCTTGTCTGTTAAAGATACCTCTTTCCCCACTCTTAGATGCAACTAACGCAGTCCACTCACGCAAGAATGTTTCCATGTCTGGCTTCTCAGTGTAACAAACTGAGTTGTTCGACAATGCTCTGTGCGGAGCAGTTTCCCACCAGTTGCCCGACTTGGCGTGTCTCATACGATCATCGCTTAGATTAGACAAACTAATCATAGCACTACGCCGAACTCCCCCACTCACAACTATCTCTCCTATTTTGCACATAATGTCGTGGCACTCCAAGCTCGACAGTTTGCGGTTCTGTGCGCCTTTAAAGGTAGCAATGCAGAAGTTAAATAAGTCAACTAATGGAGCAGGACCAGATGCTCTGCCGCCAAATGTCTTGAGCTTTGCACCTGCTGGTCGAACTAATGACATATTCCACTTAGGTATTTCACCTGCCCACAGAAGTGCTAAGACCTGTCTAAAGGCTTTTGCCCAACCTTCCTTGCTATCTTTAACTATAATAGTTGTGTCACTGTCGCACATAGTTGGCACTTCAGGTAACTTAGAAACAAATTGACGCTCAACACTGAACCCGACACCTGTTCCGCATAAAAGTATAAACATAGCTTCATCAAAAGATTTAGGGTCATCTACAGGTAGATAGCTACAATTATATCCTGCCGTGTTGTCTCGTTGCAAAGCTGGACCTGCCGTCATCATCGCTCTCATTGACGGCATAACTTCAAGAGATACTATTGCATCATACAACTCTTCCCTAGTATCTGTGTCCATGCCGTTTGTCTTGTCACATACTTCATCTATGTACCTGGACACGGTTTCATGCCAAGTTTCTCTACGGCCTTCTGTGTCTAACCACCGTGCATAACGTGATTTGTGAATGAATGATTGATAGTCTGTTGGTAGATAATTACCGTCCATAGTCTTTCCCTTTTACTTTAATTTTTTCTATTTTTACATCGTCGATGTCATGTAGTGCATTAGACACTACATCCTCAACGTCTTCTTCGTGAGCATCATCTACCAAAGATAATATATTCCCATCTTCATCTACTTTCATAGTGAACGATACATGAAAGGATTTAAAGTTCATCTGCACCATTAATCTGATTAATACGCATTTCAGCATATCGAATTACTTTATTGAGATCGGTTATCTCACTTTCTTTTTGGTCCATGCCGTCGTATAGTTTATGTCCTGCTCGACTAGCATACTTAACTATATTACCGCGCCAGAACTCAAAGCCATTCATCATAGTATAGGTAATGGGTTCTATCTTCCATCGAGCATAATGCTCTGGCTTATGTATTAGTTCATCAGTCATGCGTTGCCTTTCGTTTTAGTTAGAGGGCCAAACTT